GTGTCTGTTATGGGTTTGACTTTTATTTCCATGTTACGCAAATGCTTCTTCTACTAAACTCATGATGAGTTGCAAGCGGTCTGTACCAAACAAGTCTGTGCTTCCGTTGTGTCTTCGGAGCGAAGCCTTGTAGTAACCGTTGCTTATTTCTGTGATTGTCATACTTTCTTATTACTCTTGTAATGTACTTAGTATACATGGTGTAGGGATGTGGTCAAGGGAGTTATATACAGGGTTGGGGAAAACAAAAAACTGCCAATTAAGGCAGTCGATTTCTATTCTTTTCTCCCAGCACGAAGAGCTTAAGATTCGTGTCGTCAAAACGATTTACTGGGCGAGAAAAATACAAATTAAAACTTACAGAACACAATAAAACTTATTAAAAGTAACATAAATATATAAAACATAAAAACAGTTATATCACTCATAATAAAATACGTTCAAATATATTTTTAATAACATTTACCGTGACTGCGTTTCCCAAACACTTATACCGCTGGGTGTCGCTTACTCCTTCAGTCCAGCCATCAGGAAAGCCTTGGAGTCGTTCGCATTCAGTTGGTGTCAATTGTCTAATTGAATTTTGCGTCGACGTCATTGGTCTATGGCTCGTACCCAAAGCATGGCTTTTACCAGTCGGGTATGTAACGTGCGTACCTTGAATAGAGCTTTTCTTTCTATCGTTTCGATAAGCATGAAAACCGTCGATCGTTTCTCTTATGTAATTCCCCGACCAGTTTGCGAACATTCTTGCCGTGAGTGTACCTGCGAGAACTTCTTTTTTAGACGCTTCGGGTTGGTTACTACTTTTAACTGTTTGTCCGAAAGGAAATACTTCGGGTGCGGGTTTTCCTCTAAGATGTCCGATAATGAACACTCGCTCCCTATTCTGGGGGACTCCGTGATTCTTGCTGTTAAGCACTTGCCATTGACAGTCATACCCCAGCTCATCAAGCGTTTGGATGATGGTTGCAAAAGATTTTCCACCATCGTGGCTGAGAAGTCCTTTAACATTTTCAAAGACAAATAGTCTAGGTTGTTTTGCTCGCAGTATTCTCGCAAGTTCAAAGAACATTGTCCCTCTGGTGTCTTCAAAACCGCCTCGTTTTCCTGCGATACTAAATGCTTGGCAAGGGAATCCGCCAACGAGTAAGTCGAAGTCGGGTAAGTCTTCGACAACGATTTTTGTGATGTCTCCATAGTTGTGATGGGTTGGGAAATGTTTTTGATAAATGGCTGAGGCGTATTTGTCGATTTCGGAGTAACCAATACATAGTGGTCTTTCGTTAGTGATGTTTGCAAAGCATTCACTAATTGGTCTTTCCGTGGTTGTAATACCTTCCCTCTGCGTGGGCTGTAATCTCGTTCTTTTGTCTGTCGTCTTATAGATTTTGCCTCCTCCGACCGGACTTCCGTCAGCATCACAAAGTGATTCATACGCTAATTGTATACCTAATTCAAAACCTCCTATTCCGCTAAATGTTGACAAATACTTCATGGATTTAATATATCACAGTAATCGAAAGATGAGTTGCACTTATCCACATAGTTGTGATATGTTTCCCGGTCGTCGGGCATGGTATAATAGTAAGCGTAGTAGATGAGTTGTAACGCGCTCTCCACTATGTTATATTAGCCGCCGCTATAAAATCTAAGTCCATGTAGGATGGAAAGGAAGGGGAGAAACCCCATACTCGACAGCGGCCGAGTACGTTACTTCCTTTCCGCCCTGTGTGGATTTTTATTATCCATGAAAGGATTTGGAATCTATGTCCAAAATGACCTCCTAGAACCAAAGCACCATCGGAGCATGGGAAGTGCTATCTGGCTTTACTTGTGGTGTCTCGATAAGATGACATCTATCAGTGAGGATGGAATTGGTAAGGTACTGGGAGGGCGACCAATCAAGCTTGAAGACATCGAAGGTGACCTCGACATCTCGGCACGAACGTATACACGTTATCTAAAAACTTTAGAAGAAAGTGGGTATATTCATGCTACCAGAACACCTTATGGTTATGTTATAAAAGTAACTAAAGCCAAGAAACAATTTGGAAAGAGATACGCCAAAAATGACGAGAGATACGCCAAAAATGTCCGAGAGATACGCCAAAATGGCCGAAACAAAGAAGACAGTACAAAGACAATACAAAAGACTACTACCGAGCCAAGCTCGGAGGAATTAAAAGCTAAACAAGAAGAAGCTATGTGGAATAAGTACGCAGATGACTTTGAGGAGGAGTTACAAATTGACCCAGAGTTCAAACCGAAGAAACCAACTAAGGAGAAAAAAGTGTCAGACGACATTCAGTCCGTCTTTGAACTGTTCTCGAATCCTGCCAAGGTGACATGGAGACTTCGCGAGATTGAACGAGTGGCAGCTCAAGCTCTCTTCGATACCTACGGACTTGAAACGCTAAAGAAGAGAATCACCCGAATTGAATCCGAAAAGAAGAAGAATGCTACTGACCCATTCTTTCCCCTTGTTACTACCCCCAGCCAACTACTAGACAAAATGGAGGCTGTAGAGAGATACTTAAACATATGAGTGAATTAGATAATCAAATTGCAGACGCAATCGACGAGCTGGAATCTCTAGCTGAGGTGAACATTGTAAAAATCTCAGAAGGTGCAGAATTAATGGCGCAAGATACATCAGCGAAGATTGAATCTGGTTTCAAACACATCGACGACTGTATTGCAGGAGGATTTCGTGAAGGTGACTTCAATGTTATCTCCGGTATTCCAGGAGAAGGTAAGACTACATTCTGTCGAATGCTAACTATGAACTTCCATGAGAAAAATATTCCTTCGCTTTGGTTCTCTTACGAGATGACACTTCGTGAGTTGTGGGACTCATTTGAAAACATGGGAGCGTCAAAAGAGATGGTGGGATTTGCACCACAAGAATTAAACGACGACCTTGAGTGGGTATTTCGACACATCGACAAGGCAATCCGTGAACGACAAGTCAAGGCAATCTTTATCGACACCCTTGGCGATATAGTGAAGAGCGTGAAGTCTCAACAAGAGATGAATAACTACGCAAACTATCTCTCTCAGATTTGCAAGGACTTACGTCGCTACGCAATCAAAAACAACATCATGATTTTTGTCATTGCTCACGCAGTAAAGAATACTCGAAGTAAATCAAACGAAACTGATAATGCAGACATCGCCAACTCAAACGGAATCCCAGCCGCAGCGACCAACATCTTCCATGTTTGGCGAGAAGAGACAGAAACCGAAAGCTCTACGATTGTGAAGGTTGGAAAGTCACGTCGAGACGGTACGAAGAAAAACTGGCGAGTGAAGTTTCAGTACAAAGACGGGGTACTCATTGAAAAGACATCAGCAAGTGACGTAGATAAAGATAAGTTATGGTAACAGAACAAGCTAAATGGATTCTATCCAACACCAAAGTTGACCCACTCAAGGTAGCTAACACATGGGATATAGAAGAGCGCGAATGCTGGGAGTATATTATCGACCTACATAGAGAACTAAACATCGCCGCCAAAGCACGTGATGAATCAACAGTAAGAGCAGAATCGAGAGACTGGGCTAATTCTATTCCTGAAGCCTACGAGACTAAGCGGCTCATCCTCTTAGAAAGATTAAAAAACGCAGCAACAGAAACGGAGAAGCAAGAACGCCTTACTCACTACAAGTTATTTACCAACCGACTTCAAAGCCTATCGCCTGAACAGATTGAGAGAGCAAGAAACTACCCGCTAAAAGACCTGCTCCACACAAACAAAAGCATTACCAAATGTCCTTTCCACGACGACCGCACAGCGTCACTAAATATAAAAAACAATTTCTACCATTGCCACGGATGTAACGTAAGTGGAGACACGATAGACTTCCTTATGAAACTGGACGGCCTCACGTTCAAAGAAGCTGTCTTGAAACTCACATGAAATACTATGTCACAATCAAACACCCAATCAGAGGAGATAACATTCACGCAATACCAACTGGCAAGATTAGACAAGGACAGTCCGAGGTATCAGAAGTTGAAATTGAAGTTAGAATCATTACTCCAGGAGCAAACCTCACAAGCCTCTGGATAACCAAAAACGATATACACACCCCACCCCTAGACACCTAACCACTTATAAGATTAAGTAAAGAGATATGGAAAAAGAAATTGAGCTAAATATGGGAACTCAACCAATAAAAATGCGATACATGATTATTGGCGGTCAGATGATAGATTTAGAGAAACCTTGTGAGGGAGAAGATTGTGTGACCATGGACTGGAAAGCAGATGGTACACTTGAAATCTCGTAAGGCCATCATGCTACAATAAAGACATGAAACTAGTACAAGTAACATGGTTGGACGCTATCGGTGGAGACGGCTGGTTATCTCTTGAAGAACTACGCCAAGAGAAGCCGCACACTCACCACTCAGTTGGATTCCTCGCTCACGAAACAGACGAGTGTTACACCATCTCCATGAGCTACGATGAAGAAGAACAAAATATGGGAGGCTGGCTCTGCATCCCCAAACCTTACGTCACTAAAATATTATGGCTCTAAAGAGAACAGGTTTCAAACCCAAGACACTAGACGAGGTCAAGGCTAAACAGGCTGCCAAGAGGCTAAAATCGCCTTCTAAGCGTGTTAAAGCAAAAAAACGACCATCGGTACGTCTCCTCAAAGATAAGCTGTGGAATGAGGTAAAACGAATAACTCGAACCAGACACCCAAACAACTGCTACACATGCAACGCCCAGAACCTGGAAGGAAGCAATTTACAAAGCGGTCATGGCAAGCCTATGGGAGCGCTCCCGCTTAGATTCAAATACGACATCCGCAACATCCGACCTCAGTGCATGGTCTGCAATATCCACCGAGGCGGAATGACTGACATCTTTCTGGCACGATTAGAACAAGAAGAAGAAGGACTCCAGTTCCTTAACGAAGCCTGCTACTTAGATGTGGATAGTAACGCTTGGAGAATCAGACAAGATATACCACAATTAGGCGGAAGAGATGCAACCATCTTTATCGAAAACTTACTAGAGCAGTATAAGAAATCGTATCTATGATTATAAACATCACACCCAAACTATTCCTCGACCTCTCAACCGAATGGTCACAGCTCTTTGGAAAGTACAACTGGTATTCTTTTACCTTAATAAGCATCTACTTTGAGAATGACAAGTGGATAGGTAGTATAGAATTTGTAGCTACACTTCTAGGCTTTACACTGCGAATCAGATACAACCCAGACGAAGCACTGGCGCAGTTTGAAGAGTGGGAAAAAGAGGACGGAGAGCACATGACATTAGAAGAGTTTAAGAAAAGTCTATGATAGTTGGGCTAATTGGGTTTAAACAAGTCGGCAAGAGTACTGCTGCAAAATAACAAAAACAGTAATCGCATATTTACCATAAAAGGATTAACCAAAACTATGGCCGACTGGTGTGAAGAATATAACGTCAACTACAAGTTAGTTGAATGTAGAGTAAACAAATACAAATGGGACATTGAGAAAGCATTAACAACACCAAAATTACAATAATAAATTATATGATAGTAGGATTTATCGGTTTTCAAAGGGTCGGGAAAACAACAGCTAGCAATTATTTAATTGAAAAGTATGGCTTTGTGCGTCACAACATGAAGGATGCACTTGTGGCTGAGATTAAACAGAACTTTCCTGACTTGCTGCAACAGTTAGCCAATGAAGAAAACATAACCATTGACCAACTATTCGAAATGAAGCCACCCCTCATGCGAGCCTTACTCCAAAACTACGGTACAGAGGTACGACGAAGGGACAACGATAATTATTGGGTTGAACAGTGGGCAAAAAAACTAACAACTAAAGACACTGTCGTGGACGATGTGCGCTTCTTGAATGAAGCACAAATGGTAAGGAACTACCACGGCATCCTAATACGCCTAACCCGCCCAGACATCACAACAGGTGGAGAACACAAGAGCGAAACAGAACAGCTAGAGATAGAGGCAGACTACACTATCGAGTGTAAACCTGGGGAACACGAAGCATTATATAAACAACTGGACGAGATAGTGAACAGCGTGGTATAATAGCGGCAGACTTACCTCCAGTTCTTAAAAGGTTCCACTTTCTTGATAACAGCCCCTTTAGCTATTCGCAAGATAGAGAGAGTGGTCAATACCAGCAAAGGCTTTAAGCTCCTGTAGTTTTGTTTCATACTTTCTTATATCCCACCCCAACCTTTTGAAACTACTGCGAGCCTACACATCTTCGAAGGTGTGGCTGGTACAATATAAATAATTTCAAAAAATGAAAAGAATACTAATAACAGGCGGAGCAGGATTTGTTGGACACCACTTTGTAGAATCTTTTATTAAGAACACCGATTACCATATTGTCATTCTCGACCGCCTTAACTATTCTGGCTCAGTAGATAGGTTGCGAGACATCAAAGCTTTTGACGAAAACCGTGTTACTCTCTTGACCGCGGACTTTACTCTCCCTGTTGAAGAGAATCTTGCTAAAGAAATTGGAAATGTGGACTATGTCTTGCACATTGGCGCTGAAAGCCACGTCGATAACTCAATTACTGACCCGCTCAAGTTTGTCCGAGCAAACGTAGAAGGTACAGCACACATGCTTAACTTTGCACGCACTATAACTAACCTCAAGTGCTTTTACTACTTTTCAACAGACGAAGTATTCGGCTCTAAAGATGAAGGCTTTTCAGAAGTCGGAGACCCACACTATCCATCAAACCCATACGCTGCCTCAAAGTCTGGTGGCGAAATGCTTATTCATGCTTACCGCAGAACTTATGGACTACCTTGTGTGATTACGCGGTCAATGAATATTATCGGAGAGCGACAGCATCCAGAAAAGTATATACCTCTTGTGGTTCGTAAGGTAATAAACGGAGAGACTGTTACCATCCACTCACATCCAGATAAAACAAAAGCTGGCTCTCGTTTTTACATCCATGCTCGCAACGTCGCAGATGGGTATCTACACCTGATTAAAAATCAAATCCATGACGGTGAGTATCACATCACTGGAGAACAAGAAGTGGACAACTTTGAACTTGCCCAGATGATTGCAGAGATAATTGGCAAGCCACTGCACTATGAGATGGTGGACTTCCATTCTAGTAGACCTGGACACGACCTACGCTATGCCTTGTCTCCAAAGAGTATGACCGATGTGGGGTGGACTACTCCGCTGACCTTCAAAGAATCACTAGAGCGAACTATCAAATGGACACTAGAGCGACCAGAGTGGTATGAGAATCCTACTAGCTAACTACATTCTTGGTGGACAGACCGGCTCTGAAACGTGGGTAGCCTCACTCAAGGAGCAGCTAGAGACTAAGGGACACCAAGTCTATACGCGAACACCTCAACAAAATATTGACTTCACCCCAGACCTTGCCATCATCAATCACAACACATGCTTACATGCTTTCAGACATCTACAGTGCAAAAAAATATTTACTTCTCACGGAGTAATACCAGACCTAGAACAACCAGTAGAGGGAGCAGATGTGTACGTTTCTGTAAGTGAAGAAGTACAAGCCAACCTTAAAGACAAAGGTTTTGAAAGTGTAATAATAAGAAACGGCATAGATTGCCAATACTTCAAAAGTACAGAGCCAGTCAACCAAGAACTAAAGCGTGTCCTCTTCTCATCTAACTATGGAGGCACAGCTAGACTTAAAGTAAAACTAGCCTGTGAAGAGTTGGGAATTCAGTTTGAAACAATCGGTGGAATACATAAAACCAAGAACGTACTGGAGGCAATCAATCGTGCTGACCTTGTTGTGGGGCTGGGCCGGACAGCGTATGAAGCTATGGCTTGTGAACGCAACGTGCTTGTCTATGACTACAATGGAGGAGATGGAGTTGCTACACTAGATACCCTTCCCCAATATAGACAAAACAACTGCTCCGGTAGATATAACAGACATGACTACTCAGTGGAAGATATAAAGAACCTGCTAAAACAATACAACCCAAAGTTAGGTAAGCATTTAAGAGGCTACATTATCGAGAACAACAATATGGAGAAAGTCGCAGACGAGTACCTAGAGTTGTGATATAATATAAACATATGCGAAGACATCAACTCCGACAGCGAGGATTTAGAACACCGCCACCAAACGATAAAGAGGCGGTAGAAGAAGTAAAGGTCGAAGAAACTACTGAGGTAGAGAAAGAGACTCTTGTATCTAAAGTAAAGAAGGCTTTGAAGAAATAACATGGCTCAAGGTAAAGAATGGAAACCAGAAGAACGCGAAACAATTATTCAAAGTTTGAAAGAGTATCTCGAACTTGGTTTTAGTCGAAACAAAGCTTGTGCCTTCATAGGTTTGGCACCAGCAACGCTATCAAATTGGGTAAAAGAGGACGAAGCACTTGGAATGAGATTGACTGGATGGGAAAACGCCATGAATAAGCTTGCTATGGCTAATCTTAGAGATGCTATGATGAAGGAAGGCGAGATGGATGACAATCGTAAGGACACTTCTAAATGGTGGGCTGAACGTAAGATGAAAGATGATGGATTTAGTACAAAAGTAGAACAAACTGTGACCGATACTGAGGGGAACACCGTGACTCCAATGCTTGTAAAGTTTATAACAGATGGAAAAACCAGCGACAATAGTAGAGATACCGATTGAGTTTAAACGACTCTTTGACCGTGACTGGCGTGAAGCTGCGGTCTATGGCGGTAGATACTCAATGAAGTCACACACGGTGGCTCGTTTCCTTTTAATACGAGGGAGACAAGAAAAGATTAGAGTAGGTTGCTTCCGTGAGTTTCAAAACTCTATCAGTGAATCATCCCACCAGCTGCTCTCTGACCTTATTGTGTTCTATGGACTGTATGACTACAAAGTAACAGACAAGAGTATTGTAAATGAAAAGACTGGCTCTGACTTTCTTTTCAAAGGACTCCGCAACAACGCACAGTCTATTAAATCTATTGAAGGTATCGACATCGCGTGGGTAGAAGAAGCACAAACTATCTCCAAAGAATCTATCGACATCCTTACCCCGACTATTCGTAAGCCCGGCTCTCAGATTGTTTACACATACAACCGCCTTCTTGAAGACGACCCCGTACACCAACGCCTCGTCATTGAGGGTAGACCAAATACCCTCATCATCAATGTGAACTACGACATCGCATTAAAGTACAACTTCATGCCGGACGTTATTCGTAACGAGATGCAAGACGACAAGGATAATCGACCATCACTCTACAAGCATAAGTGGCTCGGTGAACCGTCAAGCATGGAGCGCAAGATTTACAAAGACTGGCGCTTCCTTGATGAGATACCTCATGAAGCACGGCTGGAGAAGTATGCGTTAGACTTCGGCTATACTAACGACCCCACTGCTATAGTTGCTATCTATTACTACAACGGCGGGTATATCCTCGATGAAGTGGTGTACCAAAAGGGACTCAGTAATAAACAGATTGCTGACATCATGAACAGTCTTCCTCAAGCACACGTTGTGGCCGACAGTGCTGAACCAAAGAGTATCGACGAGCTTAGACTACACGGCATCACCGTACTTCCGGCCCAGAAGGGTAAGGACTCTGTGCGACAAGGTATTCAGTTCCTACAACGCCAAAAAATAAGTGTCACTAATCGTTCCTTCAATATCATCAACGAGTATAAGAAATACTTATGGCTTGAAGATAGGAATGGTAGAATTATCAACGAACCACAAGACCTTGATAACCACGCTATGGATGCAATTAGGTACGGCTTTGAAGGGATGAGACCAAAAGAGAACGATGTTAAAAGAATGACGCGCGTTCACATGGCACGCAAGCATAACAATTCACCTAGAGCTTTATAATATGGAAGACTTAACAATCAACGAGAAGAAGATAGTGCTCATGCTGCGTACACTACAGGCGCACGAACGTCTTGAAATCATGGCAGACCAAAAAGGAAGACGAGACTACTACATTGTGACAAAGACCTTGCGCGAAATACTGGCGTAACGTGGTATAATAAATACATCCGAAAAACGGACACCCCAAAAAGGGTTGTTCGTTATTTTTTATCTATATGGAAATCGTCAAAGAAATTAAAACAATTAAAGAGAATTACGAAGGTTCCACCATTGACATTGTCGATGGTCTTCCTTATTCCCAATACCAGACGCTCCGCAAAGTTGAGTTCTACACTAACTCTCGTTACCTAAACGGCAATACAGATATCCGTAATCGTATCAAGCCGTTCTACAACATCATTAACTTCCGCATCAATGTGGCAGTTCGTGCTACTGACTTTGATACCAAAGACTTCCAGGTGTATTCAGAGAATCCAAAGCACTACATCAAGTCAATGATGTTTGGGAAGGAGATGAAGAACTGGATGAAGCGCACAAACTTCGCTGCCGTTATCAACGAGTTTGGTCAAGTGCGACCTAAGTACGGAGGTGTCGTAATTAAGCGTGTCAAGAAAGAAGGTGAACTCTACATTCAAATCCCTGAATGGAAGAACCTTCTCACCGACCCTGTAGACATTGAAAACGGTGTCATCGCAGAGCGTCACTTCATGACTCCTGTACAGATTCAGTCCAAGATGGGTGTCTGGAACAACCTCGCAGATAATTACGAAGAGGTGGAAAAGGTATTTAAGAAATCATATGGCAAGGGCTACAGTACTGGCGACCGTGTGTGCGTCCTTGAGGTCGAAGGTGAGTTTGAAAAGGAATACGTCACAGAGAACGATAGTGATGAAAAGTACTCTCTACAACGCCACTTCTTACTCCTTGACCACGATGACAACCCTACAACTTGCCTCCACTCAGAAGAAAAGAGTAGCCGTGACTACATGTACCTACCATGGCTCAAAGCTTCTGGTCGCGCTCTTGGTATTGGTGTAGCCGAAGACGGCTTTGAGGCGCAGTATGCTGTCAACGACACTTTGCTTAAAGAGATGGACATTATGGAGATTGCGGCCCGTACCGTCTTCTGGACAGATGCTTCGACAGTAGAGAACAACCTACTTGAAGACCTGGAGACTGGAGACATCCTCAAGGTAAATCCAGGCGAGACAATGCAAGTACTAAACAGTACACCAACCTCACTCCCCCAACTCGATAACATCCGCACCAAGTGGGATGAGCAGTACAGTAGAGCAACTTCGACATTTGAAGCTGTTACAGGCGAAACTATGCCCTCTGGGACACCTTTCCGCGCGATTGCTATCCAGAACCAAGAGAGCACAGCGATGTTCCAATACCGTATGGAAGAGGCTGGCATCTTCTGGCGTAAGGTTTTCTCTGATTGGATTGTTCCCCACTTAAAGGGCAAACTCTCACGAGAGCACATCCTTGCTTCTGATTTCACCGCTGAGGAACTACAAGTTATTGACGAAGCACTGGCTACAGACACAGCCAACAAGAAGGTGATTGAAAAGGCAATTGCCGGTAAAGTCACCACAACAGACGACTACAACAAGCTATTAGATGCTGAGAAGGAACTTTTAAATGTGAACAAAGCGGTTCGATACCTCACTATCCCTAAAGATTACTTTAAAGACCTCGAAGCACAGATTGACATTAACATCACAGGCGAACAGCTCAATAAAGGAGTTATGTTTGAAAGCATCAACAACATGCTTGTTACGATTTCTAACAGCTTCAATCCTCAGACTGGTTCATTTGCCATCCTCGAAGACCCTGTACTGTCTAAGATATTTGGTAAGGCGGTCGAGATGGCTGGCATTGGCATCTCTCCAGCTGAGTTAGTACAACGCAAGCCCAAGGAACCACAAATGCAAATGCCACAAGAAGCACCTCAAATGACACAAGCATAGTTATGAATGACGAACTACTAAAACAATTCTACTCAAGCGAACACATGCGTGTGGAGGTCTACAAGTTCTTTAAAGCCACCCTAGATGAGATTGCTCTCGAACGGGTCTACAAAGGACAAGACACCAAAGGTATCGCAGACGCAAAAGAAGTGCTAGTCAAAGCAGAAGCAAAGCTTCAAAACAAGTTCACCGTAGGACGTAATGTCAAAGACGGTCAACGCGCACTCTAAAATCTCGGTTAGCAACTCCGTCCAAAAGTTGGTACCAATTTAATCTAGCCCATCACTATGTTCAATGATGAAACACAAGAAGATGTAACTTTGGAAAATAACATCGAAGACAATCAGGAAGAAGTAGACGCTGAGGAATCAGCAGACGAAACTAACTGGGAGTCAGAAGCGAAGAAGTGGCGTGCTATAGCTGAACGCAAAGCGAAGAAGCTTGAATCACCCGCACCGAAGCAACCCAAAGCAGAATCAAACGGAACTCTTACAGAAGACGATATTCTTGTCATCACTACCATCCAAGATAAGGAACTCATTAATACCGCGCGAGAGATTGCAAAGTTGAAGGGAGTGACCTTAGCTGAGGCGGCAGAATCTACAATGTTCAAGCTTGCAAAGGCTGAACGTGAGGATAACATCCGACAAGAAAAAGTGTCTATGGAAGCGTCCCGCGGTTCTGCAAACCGTGGCAAGAAGAAAGATTTTAAAACATCAGGACTATCCCCAGCTGAACACAAAGAACTCTGGAAGAGCAGAACTGGTCGCTAAACACTCTCCTTGTCATGTTTAAGAACATTAAAACTAATTAAATATGGCTTTAGGTACAAACGGCTACACATTTGCCGACCTCGACGTAAACATCCCAGAAGTATGGGGTGAACAAATCAACGATTACTTCCGATACAGTCTCAAGCTCGCTCCTTTCTTCATTGACCGTAGTGATGAGCTTACAGACGGAGGTGACTCAATCTACACTCCAAACCTTTCTGCACTTACTGTGTCTACAAAGACCAATAACGCAGAAGTAACCCTTTCATCACCTACATACACAACTCAAACACTTGTGGTGTCTACATGGAAGGAATCATCTTTCGTTATCGAAGACCGTGAAATGGCTCAACTTAAGAAGAGTTACTACCTACAGACTAAGATTGCAGAAGGTGGCGCATACGAAGTTGCACAAGACCTTGACGATGCTATCGCAGCTCTTTTCTCAGGTTTCTCAACCTCAGTAGGTGCTTCAAATACAAACCTTGCAGATTCTAACCTCCTCGCTGCTATCGCAACACTCGAAGCCGCTGGTGTACCAGGAATCTACACAGGTGAAGTTTCATTCATCCTCCACCCTAATACCTTCTACCGACAGATTGGTATTATCGACAAGTTCACACTATGGCAAAACACTAAGAGTGAGGAACCTCGCATGAAGGCCCCAACTCCAATGCTTTACGGAATCCCTGTTATCGTTACTCCGGCCGTTGGTGTTACTCTTGGTTCACGTAACAACGTGCTTGCGCACAAGGACGCTATCCACTGGGCTCGTCTCTCAATGCCAGCTAAGGCTGCTATGGGTTACGTTGGTTCAGAAGGAGTCCGTGTACAGCAATCATACGTTCACGAATACCTTGGGGAACTCGTTACCATCGACCTCTGTTACGGAGTCGTGGAAAACCGAGACAACGCAGCTGTGTTGCTCAAGTCTATCCAGACCGTTGCATAGTTATACACATAGCTACGAATCAAGCCCTTCACGGGGCTTTTTTCGTGTTATAATCTTTTATATGGCAAATACTCAAGTAGGAAAACTACACAAGAAGACGATTGTTAGAGGATTAGATGGTGGCATCAGAGACATGCGTGATGAAGCTAATGGTGGCTGGATTGTGCGCGGCGGTTCTGTAGTTAATCAAGAACGCTGGAACGATTATTTAAAAGCTCTTAAAGATAAGGAGGACTCTGCGAAGGCATTTGCTGAACCGAAGATTCGTCAAGATTACCCTGAGACAAAAGATGGCATCGCTGAATCATCACGAGTCGATAAACTTGAAGAGAAAGTTGAAGCTTTGGACTCAAAGCTAGACGCAATCCTAAAAGCCGTATCAAAATGATAAAGATATTCTTCCTGCCAGGAGCCTATGACGGCTGTTACTACTACCGCGGATATATGCCAGCCATCTACGGCAAGATGACTTGCGTAACAGACTTTTTAGGTGGTGGATGGGATAGGGATGAAATGATGAAGCGAGCCATGGAGTCTGATGTTATCGTCTTTCAGCGACCCAATGACGGCTACCGAGTCGAGCTGATGAAGCTTCTCAAGCAGAAGGGTAAGTTCATCGTCTTTGAAAATGATGACACGTACTTACCTGACAAGGGAGTACCACTCAATATGCTTGGAAGTGATAAGGCTCGCGCTCTAGCAATCCACTTGAGTGACAATCTAAACGAAGGGCTAAAGATTGCAGACCTAGTTATCGCATCGACTCAGACACTCGCTGAGGAGTACCGAGAAACCGCTACATGCCCCGTGGTAGTGCGTAAGAATACGATTGACCCACTAGACGCATGGCCCCGGAAAACCCCGGCTGGAAGAATGCGGATAGGCTTTATCGGTTCCGTATCATCCAATGACGACTACACCCACATCGCTGATACCATTCGCTGGTTGGATAAGAATGAAAAGGTGACGTTCGTGGTGTTGGGACATAAGCGACACCACGAAGACTATAAAGGATACGAGAAGGACGATGAATTCTGGGATACGATAAAGAATGTTGAATGGCATGACTTCGTACCAGCCACGAGATACCATAAGAAGCTGGCAGAGATGCAACTACACATCGCCTTGATTCCTCGAAAAGATAATTACTTCAATCGCTGTAAGTCAAACATAAAGTTCCTAGAAAGTGCTTTACAGAAAATCCCAGTTATTGCACAAGGATTCACCACAAAAGATAGTCCGTATCAGTTCGGAAAAGACAAGAAGTACATGCAAGTAGTGACCAGAGACGAGGACTGGTTGCCAACAATATTAAACACCATAAATGACTACCCCAAGTATGCTACACTAGCTGAAAAGGCGCACGATTACGTGCTAGAGGAATACAACATTAGAAATTACGCCAAGGAATGGCGACAAATAATTGAACAACACTATGAAAATCGAAAATGAACTACTCAAGGAAGAGAACTACTCAAACCCACGCTTGATTGAGATTACAAATGAAGAAGTGGGCGCACTCTACGAGCAAATCAAGGTACATCAAACAAACGTAAATCCTTTTCTTACCCGCTTTGAGGAGATTGAAGCTAAGAAGATTGAACTAAAAGCACCGTTTGACGAATACGTTAAAGAGACAAAGCAAGAGCTTGAAGATATGATGGAAAAGATGCAGTCAGAAGACCAGATGGCATCGAAGATTAAAGAAAAGCTTGTACCACTCGTGGAAGATGAGGTTATGCCACATCTTGGCGAACTGGATGAGTTCGTGGGTCTTGAAAAGATTGACGGCAAGTACTACGCTAAAGTAAATGACCGTATCGAAGAATGGGTGAAGTCAATTCGCTCTGCAAAGAAGTAAACGTGGTATAATAGATGTACCGAAAAACGGCAAGAGTAATGGCTCTTGTCGTTTTCTATTTATATATGCAATTTAATGACACATCAGCTGCGAAGAATGGCCTTATCCAAGAGTGCGAAACATGGCTTTTTGGTAGTAATTACGGCGCTATCTCAGGCAGTGCTAATGTCTTAGCTACATTCACTCGATTACTAAATAATGGGCTTGATGAGGTATCAGGACTAGTCATGTCTGTCGATGGACGCTGGCAGTATGACGATAGTAACTTCACTGACTTTCCTATTGCTACCACAAACCTCGTTGTCTCACAGCAAGATTACCAGCTTTCTGTTTCTCACATCAAAATTCTCGGTGTAGAGATTAAGGACAATAATGGAGATTGGTATGCCCTCGCTCAGATTGACCAGCAAGAAATACGCCGTGCTGGACACGCATTAACCGAGTTCATGGATGAAGATGGGCGGCCTCAATACTACGATGTGGTGGGCGATTCAATTAAGCTCTACCCGGCACCAGCCACTGCGAATGTCACGACCACCGCTGGCCTCAAAGTGTACTTCCAGCGAGAGCCAGACTACTTTGTGAGCGCCGATACAACAAAGAAGCCGGGCATCCCCTCCATCTTCCACGACATCCCTGCCCTCCATGCCTCTGCTAAGTACGCAAAGAGTAACTCGATGGCAGAAAAGGCAAGAGAGTTGGACAACGAAATTATTAAACGAAACGAAGCTTTAAAGCGTTTCTACTCAAAAAGAAACGTCGATAAGAAACCAACATTAAAAGCACGTTATAAATCAGCAGCATAAATATGGCAGGATTTTATTCAAAAGGACTAGAGGTAGGGCTCAAAGCCGTCACCGGTGTAACCGCAGCCCCTACAGGCACTCTCAAAGGTGCTTTTATGGCGACCTCATACACCCAAAACCAAGAGACACATCAATTCTGGTCTGACATCTCAGCGTCTATCGCATCAGGCACAACAGTACGTACCATCTCAGGCGCAGCGGTAAACGTGGACACCACCAACAACCGTGTTGAGATTGACTTCACAGACCCTACTGAGACCCCAGTGACAGCGACCACAAACCAGTTCGTGCTATACATGGATACAGGAGTAGCCGCAACTTCGCCCCTCATCGCTTGTGGTGCCCTTTCCGCCACCCTCTCACCAGTTGGAGGAACCCTCACATTAACAGTGAACGCCGAAGGATTAGCCGCAGTTAGCTATTAGTCATGGCCATTGTTGTTGAATCAGTATCAGCGGTAGTAAGTGTCAGCGCAGCAGCTACCGTTACTATTACCAAGCCAACTGGATTGGCTGTTGGTGATTTGATGATAGCGACTCTATCCGCTTTTGCAGGAGATGGTTCTGGCTCTGGTGACATAAATCTAAAGTCTGTCTGGACTGCCGCCTCGACTACAACATTTCTACCGGAACTAGCAAACTCAATCCAGTACAAAATTGCCGATTCCGCAGACGTAGCCGCTAGTAACTTCGCTTTCACAAAGTCAACTTCAACAGACAATTTCTCAGGGCAGCTCATTAGGGCCTCGGGCCACAACACCCTAAACCCACTAGGATTTGCAGATACATATGTAAATGATACAGCAGAAAGCGCTACGTTTGCTGGAACCTTAGATTCCTACACTCCAGGCTCAGATGGTGCGCTGGTTGTTATCCAAGTAAACGGAGTGTGGTCAACAGGTTCAACTGCAAGAACAGTCTCCGACTACACAACATCTGGTGTAACTCACACAGAAGGAATTGACACGTACACCTCAGACGGAAGCGGTGGGGCGTTTGTAGCCAGCGCTTATGGAATACAGACTACCGCAGCCGCAATAACAACCTATGGTGCAACTATTAGCACTTCAACACCCGACCACTATGGGCAAATTGCAATTTTCATTCCTCCTGTAAATGCAAGTGGCACTAACACCCTAGTCACTACCACTTCAACAACCTCCACACAATCAGGGACTAACGACGGAATTGTTGGTAACACCCTCGCTACAGCCACCAGTGAAGCTTTCACACAGTCAGGAACAGGGACAAGCCCCACAACTTGGACAAATGAAAGTAAAAATACATCAACGTGGGCTAACGAAGAAAAATCATGACAATAGAAGAACTCACTAACAAAGTCACCGAGCTAGAGGAACAAGTACGTTTATTGACCCGCGTGGAAAACGTACCCTTTATTGAAAATGCCAAGAGACGTATTGCTATCCCTGTTCTGGGTGAATCAATTTCAAAAAACACTACAGGAAGTACGAGCGGTCTTACAGAGTCGGTTGACGAAGCTGGTGTGTCTTCATACTCAGTAGCCGCAGCCTACAGTGGGTCGATAACTATCGCAGACGCTCAAGGTAATCGTTACAAGTTAGGTTACTACACTGCATAATATGAAACGTATACCAGAAAACAGAATACTCGCACAAAGTGGTTACAGCGATTCTTACAAAGACATTGTGGAGTCTTTTAACCTAGATTTGTCATCGAACTATGGTGCCACCAGAGCAACAAGGACGAAGCTACTGACTGACGATACAGATGTTCCTGAGCTGACTCTACCGATTGCGTTTACTTTCTATGATAGCCGTTACTGGGCACTTGCAAATAGCTACATTTTTGAAGGTGGCAGCTCACCGAGTGACCCTTTTACCCTTGAGGGTGCGGGCAACTCACCGGACGGCGAAACAGCGACCGCTTACTCTGACATGGAAATCTTTAATGGTTCCCTCTACGTGTCTGGTAGCAATGAAGTAATGAAGTTCAATGGCACCGTATGGAGCACGCCTGTAACGACACAGCTGACAGCTTCACGTCCCCACCTCCTTAAAGCATATGGTAACGGAGGCACATCGAGACTTTACGTTACTGACGACTATAACAAAGTACACTCCATTAACACCTCAGACGTTATTTCAGCCACAGGGACAGCTACTTATGACCCACTGCTTGATAGCGGGTGGACTATTTCAATGCTAGAGGCTGGACAAAGTTCCCTGTGGCTTGGACTCATCAATCGCTACACCGGTCGCGGCATGGTTATTGAATGGGACGGTGTTACTGAGAATATTGATGTCCAACGCATCGAGTTAGAGGCTGGAGTGGTCGCTGGGACAATGCTAGATAACATCCCCGTTGTAGTAGACGCTCGCGGGCGTATTCTTGAATACAACGGTTCAGGTTTTGTAGAGAAAGACCGCTTCTTTATTAAGGAACAGTTTTACCTCTATAACACAACCTCACAACGTAATGACCGCTTCATCCACGTTAATGGAATCACAACTACAGATTACGGAACGATTCTTATCGCTATGCAAAACGAGCAAGACAACTCCTTTGGCAACGAAGACACTGTTCCTTCTGGTGTATACGAGTACATTCCAGGAGTAGGCTTAAACCACCGTTACAGTATCTCTGATTCCCCAGTTGGTGCGACCACAACCACAGACTACGGTCAGCCACGACTCGGCCGAATGGGAGCCATCATGTTTACCCGCACTCGCTCTGTCACCGACAACGAAAATGGAACACTCCTGGTCGGAGCGAATGTGTACACAGCCTACACCGACATTCTTACCAACACTACAAAGTCTGGCATCTATATTGACGACACGATTGACACCACTGCCAAGATGGGTAGTTTTACTACACGTAAGTTTTACTCAGACAGTATCGCAGATGCGTGGCAGAAAGTTTTTGCTATTTACAGTAAGTTTAAAAACGAAACTGACAAAATCGTGGTAAAATATAGGGTAACAGAGGAAAACTCTACGAGTGCAAGCTGCGCATGGATGAGTGAGCTTACATTTAACACGACAGATGATGTTTCTGCATTTGCAATAGGTGACGAAGTAACCATCCTCACAGGTACGGGAGCTGGAGCCACTCTTCAAATCACAGACATCGAGCCCTCAGAAAGTACCTACTCAATCACCGTGGCAGAAAATCCATTTAATAGCACAGGTACGTTCGCCGCTCGGTTTGAAAACTTCAAAGTTGCGGGCACAATCCAAAATGCAGAGCAATACCAAGAGATTACCTTCCCTGGAGCAACAAATACTTTCATTCAACTAAAGGTAGACATCTACTTCACCGGTAAACAAGAACTTAATAAACTACTCCTTATTCACAAACCAACAGTTATCGTATAAATATGGCAAAAGCACCAGCACCAATCAAGACTAGCGCAGGAATGGAAACCGTTGAACAAACGGTTGCTCGTGCTAAGCAGATGGTCAGCACATCACCTAACGCAGCTGCGCCAGAACCCACAGCGCCACCAGTGTCTAAGGTGGAGGCTCCAGCAACACCTGTTGTAACTCCAACTCCGATGAATACGACTCAAGCGATTGAGAGCTTCACAACTCTGACTCCTGAGATACTTCAACAACAGCGCGACCTAAAAGTGAAGCAAGGTGCTGTGGGGGGGCAAGCGGAAGATTTATACGCTGGACTTTTAGGACTCGGGACAAAAGGTGAGGCCACAATGAAAGCAGAGGAGGCGGCAGGTATCGGAAAGATGTCCACCGAACTTACTGACATTGAAAATGAATTGGCGCAAAAGAGCCTGTCATTTAGACGAGAACGCGAACGCATTGAGACACAAGGGGGGTCTCTTGCTCAAGTTAACGCGACACTCTCTGATGTTGGTCGTAAGCAAAATCGTGAACTAGCAGACCTGGAGACAATCCGAGCAGCTCGCTCTAACTCGCTAATAAATGCTCAAAACCTCGTCAATCGTAAAATTGAGCTAGAATTTGGGGATAAGATTGCGCAAGTGAACGCGCTAAAGTTTATCTATGACGAGAACAAGGAAAGTCTTACCAAGGATGAAGACCGGCTATTTCAACAGACTATTCGACGAGAAGAGCGTGGCTTTGAGATTGCGAAACAGAAGTTTGTGCAACTAGAGAACGAAAAGGCTAAGTATCTAACCAATGCCGCACAAGCTGGTGCCGATAACAACACCCTGAAGACAATCCAATCAGCACAAGACCTCGACCAGTTGTACACAATGCCAGGGATTCAGAACTTTGCGCTTTCACAAGCGGAGAAGCTTAGTATGGCTTTGCAAAGTGAGCAATTAGCTGGCATTCGTGAAGAAAGAGTGATGAGACAAGAGGCGGCAGCTGCTCGAAATGCAGCTATCGCAGCAGGTATGCTCTTACCAGAACAAGCGGAAACAGTAGATGGTATTGACTCTCAATTTAGAGCCGAACCGATTGTAAAGGAATACAATACAGCAGTTGCTAAGAAAGCAGGGGTAGATGCAGTACTTAATAGTGGAGTGAAGGGTATTCAAGATATTACTTTGGTGTATGAGTTCATGAAATCTATTGACCCAACATCTGTCGTCCGAACGGAAGAATTTAATAACGTAGCGAAATCAGGTAATATCTTTGCAGGGCAGATGGCAAAATACAATGGGTACTTTGCTAAAGGTGGAGGCACTCTGCCCGAGAACGTAAGGACTTCACTAAAGGCTTCAATGGAGGGCTCATTTGCCCAGAAAGAGGGCCAGTACTACAATGTGAAATCTGAATTTGGAGAAAAAGTAAACCGCCGCATCGGTATAGCTAACGGAGAAGAGTATCTAACCTCTTATGATTCGGCTGGCACTGGAACTCTTCAAACTAATGACAACGGAGATATTGTTATACCAGGAAGAGCATCCAACGAACAGTTCTTTAGTTCAACACAAATCCTTTCACAATAATATGCAAACAGTATCTATCAAACAAGCTATTGAAATAGCGAAGCAAGACCCAAACTCTGCTTTTGCAAATCAGTTACGACGCTCCATTGAATCCGGTTCATTAGACCAGGCCGCTCAAAAACAAGGTGTTGATTTATCTGCATTCGGTAGACCAACAACTACCGCTTCGATTTCTGACATTGAATCAATGGCTGGTGAACAAAGCCTTTTAAGTAAGGTGGGAGAAGCCACAAAAAACCTTGTGGGTGGTGCTGTTTACGGTGTCTCGGCTCCAGGTAGAACTGTACAAAACATACTATCTAAAGGCGTAGAGAAGGCAACTGGTGTAGAAGGTTTTGGAGATGCGGCAACTCAACAAGAGTTTGAAGCACAAACTGGTACCGACTTAGAAACAAAATCAGGAAAAGTTGGAGAGTTTGTCGGTGAAACAGCATTATTTGCAGGGGCTGGCTCAGCCGCAGGAGCAGCGACTGCCGGAACATCCATGTTATTGCGCGCAGCGGCACAAGGGGGAGCGGCTGCGACTGTTCAGGCTTTAAAGACTGGTGATATTGGAAAAGATGAATTGTACGCAGGTCTATTTGGTGCCGCCACAGTTCCGGCAGGTGATGCGGTGAAGGCGATGTCTAAAAACCTCACCACCAAACTTCCTGAATGGCTTGTAAAACCACTTGTTAAACAAACAAAAGAAGCAAAAATACAAGGTAAAGATATTGTTCCATACCTACTTGAAACGGGTCGAGTGGGTTCAGTAGATGACCTTGTTACTAAATCAATAGACGAACAAGCTATCCTTAATAATCAAGTAGATGAAATACTTGCGGCAGGGAAGGAAGCGGGTAAGAAAGTAAATATCTCACAAATCGTAGATGATGTAGTAGATGACATCAATAAGGGCGGCGGAGAAATCACAAGAGATGAAGTACTAGAGACACTTCAAAGTATTGCATACAAGTCAAAAGGTTCTCTACAGTCAGAGAATCTCGATATTAGAACAGCAAACGCCTTACGTAGTCAGCTTGATGAGACCTTATATCAGGGGAAAGAGTATCTTCGCACAGCACTCCCTAAAAACAAAGACATTCTTCGGGCATTTACTGGAAAGTTACGTAGCACCGTACAGATGACAGAGCCGACAACACGACCCCTCTTTGACAAGTGGTCTAAAGAAATTACCCTACAGAAAGCTCTTGAGAGTGCAGCAACTTCATCAGGTGGACGCAATGCTATCAACTTTATGGATTTAGTAACAGGTCTCGGAACACTTGGAGCGACAAGCAATCCAGTAACCGCCCTCGCCGTTGCAGGAGGGAGGCGCGCGTTTGAATCACCACAAGTTAAGACTAATCTGGCTCAAGCGTTTCTTAAGACAGATAAAGTAGTAGCAGCGCTATCAAAAGCATCGCCAGAAACAAGAGCGGTTCTGTTACAGTTTGCATCTGAGTTACTTTCTGAGGACGACTCACAAACCACCAGCGAAGATAACCTACCCCAATAAGCATCCATAAAGCGACACTCAGGATTGTGATAATAAAAGCTAACATACCCAAACCCTACACCCACAAAAAGCAACCGTCAATGGTATAATTGTAGATAACTATGAACCCACTCTTAAAACTAGCCCAACAAATTAAAGACGCTGAGGGTGTTACCCTTGCCGCAGTTATCGAAAAAGTGGAGAAAATCCGTGTCGATGAGGAGATGTCACAGAAGGATATTAAGAAGCTGGCACAAGCCCTCCTAACGCTGAAAAACACAGTAGACGGTATTCCGCTAGATTCAGAAGTTAAGAAGCTTAAAACGGCAATTTCTGACGCTACAGAGCGAGTTACGAGGTCACTCAGTAAGGAGATTGGTGCTGTTCGTAACGAGTTGAAGGCGACTGAGGTTCGACTCCTTGAGGAGATGGTGGCGCGCATTCCCGACATTGTAACGGTAACTGAAAAGGTAACAGAGGTAGCCAAGGAACTAGACGAGCAAGAACAAAAGAAAGTGCTCGACAAAGTACTTGACCCAGAGTTTGTGGCAAAGGTACGAGATGTCATCGAATCCTTTGAAGAGGACGAACGACTAGATGCGTCTAAGCTTAAAAACCTGCCTGAAATGCAGACCTTGCAAATGGGAGGGGGTGGCTCTAACCTTACTGTCTACAAAGATGGTGTCCAAGTAAATAGCTCAACTCGATTAAACTTTGTGGGTTCTGGTGTGGCTGTAACTACCGAAGCGGGTGGAACTAAGGTCACAATCACTGGAGGAAGTGGCGGTGGACAAGTTGACACCATCGTAGCTGGTACAGGTATCACCGTAGACTCTACAGACCCAGCCAATCCGATTGTGAGTGCAACAGGTGGAGGGGTCACAGAGTCATTAGCCATTGCTTACGCAGTATCATTATAAAATCATATGTCAAAAATCAGATTAACCAGTCCAACCTTCGACGCTTCGGCTCAAACTATTGTCCACCCATCATTTTCTGATGTCGGACTCGCGGGTATTCAGCTCATTACCAACGTCACAGACGGGGTAATTATCTATAACTTTGCTGACGCAACAAAAGGTGGTACTCTCGCCACAGATACACTGACACTCGAATACGATACTACTTCGATGTCTGACACGGACGACTTGATGATTCTGGTTGAAGATGGATTACAGCAAACGGTCACAGCCGAACTCTCAGCTACTGATAACGCGGTACTTGACGCTATCGAAGCCGATACAACAACCATCGCTTCATCTGTCTACACTGAGGGAGCAACCGACGCTTCTATCACAGGAGTTCCGGCTCTCATGGAGATTGCAGGAAACACACTCCACCCTCTTCAGGGGCAAGTGGCAAACGGCGGGTATGGTCTTACAACAATTATTCCAGGCCACGTAAGTACTGACAACTCTACTACTTCCGTACTCGCTGGTGGTGCTGTGTTCACAGGAGCGTGGGAAGAAGTAACCAACCACGGTATTATCGTAATAACCTTAAAAGCTAGTCACGCTTCTGCTACTGATGGTCTCTCTGTGCAGTTTAGTACTGACGGAACTAATATAGATAACACTGACGAGTTCACGGTCGCAGCCGCAACTGGTAAGACCTTTAGCTTCCAAGCTGCCGCCAAGTACTTCCGTGTTGTATACACCAACGGTGCCACCCTTCAAACCTACTTCCGTCTCCAGACAATCCTCAAGCCGTCATATGCAAAGCCTTCAAGTCACCGTGTATCTGACTCTCTTTCACTCCAGGATGATGCCGAACTTGTAAAGGCAGTTATCGCAGGAGAAACCACCGCAGGTGGTGGAGCATTCGTAAACGTAAAAGTTACCCCTTCAGGAGCCATCACCGGAGCCTTTCAGCTCAATGATGGAACCGACACCGCGCTTGTAACAGCAGCGGGTGAACTTAACGTACTGGCAACTGCTCAGCCTGGAGTAGACGTCGGAGATGTAACAGTCAACAACGCAGCAGGGGCAAGTGCTGTAAATATCCAAGACGGTGGTAACTCAATTACAGTAGACGCTCCAGTGGGCACTCCAGCATTCGTACGTCTATCAGACGGGGCCGCTGCAATCACTACTTTACCTGTATCTCTCGCCACAGTTCCATCTCACGCGGTAACTAACGCAGGAACATTTGCTGTTCAAGTCGATGGTTCAGCTCTTACTTCACTTCAACTCTTAGACGATACCGTCTTTGCGGATGACGCTGCTTTCACGCTCGGAACCTCTAAAGGTTCTGTGATGGAAGGAGTGGCGGTCAACATGGACGGTACAGACCCCACCGCAGTCTCAGCCGAAGGCGATGCTGCGGCTGTCCGCACTGACCCTAACCGCATCCTTCTTGTAAACCAACCTCACCCACGATTCTTCCATATCTCAGCCGACTACGCCTCAGCTCAGACTAACGTATCAGTTAAAGCTGCTCCAGGTGCTTCTCTCTCTATTTACATCACGGATATTGTCCTCTCTAACGGAGCTACTGCTGGAAACATCACACTTCTGGATGGTTCTGGCGGAACAGTGCTCTTTGAGATTTACCCTGCCGTGAACGGTGGTGCTACTATGTCACTCCGTAACCCGATTAAATTAACAGCTAACACCGCCCTTTGCTTAACATCGACTACTGTCACAACACACAGCATCTTTGTAAGTGGGTATATCGCAGCATAAACCATATATGTCTATTCAAAACCAAGCAGAATACCTCGGAGCTTCAAAACAAGTCATTACGTGGAATAAAACAGCCGCTCGAACAACAGTTGCTGCCGTTCCGTTCTCACTCTTTGACGTTGCCGGAAATCCAGGAGCAGGAACCCTCGCTGTAGGAAATACAGCTAATGGCGTAGTACCAACAGACGCAACAAACGGCTACCCCGCGATTAACACTATTACAGGTACAGGCCAGCTTACGAATGTTAACTTTGCTAACACGGTAGCTTCACGGCTTGCACTCTATGACCGTGTATTTAGTGCAGGAGCATACGCTTTTAACGCTAACACTACCCTTGCTTCACAGCCAAGCTTTTCAGGTCGAGTCCCGAACACAGACTTCAAAGGTCTCGAACTTTGGATTGAAGCAGCTACGGCCTTTACAGGCAACCTATCTGTACAAATCAACTACCTAGACCAGGATGGAAACGCTGGCGACACAGGAGTCGTAGCGACCGGAGCCGCACTCATTATCGGCCGTATGATGCGTATCCCGCTTGCGGCAGGCGACTCGGGTATCTCACAAATCAATCAAGTGCGTGGAACTGTGGCGACAGTTGGAACCTTTAACGTTCATGTAATGCGTAAGCTGTGGGAAGGCCGCGTGCTTACAGCTAACGGCGGAGACCGCCACAATCTATACCGAATAGGAATCCCACAAGTGTACGACACCTCTGCACTGTTCGTCGTTTGCACAGCAGACTCAACATCATCAGGACTTCCAACCGTAGACATCGAAATTTCACAATCATAAACATGGAATCAAAGAAGATTACAATAAACAATAACGATTATGATGCAGATAAAATCGTGCCGTTTTTATTGAAGGTGAAAGCCCAAAACGCACAAGAAGAAGAGGAGTTTTTGGCTGAATACTACTTCGGTAGTGATATGTCTGCGTGGGTAGAAAAAATAATCGCAGATAAGAAATTGAGCCTTAATGACTATTTAAGGTTAGAAGGAGCAATTATTGACCCGATAGATATGTTAGAGGAATAATATGGCTTGGGTAGCAGAAGATACATTTGAAGGAGCGACAGACGAAGCAAACCTTACCGCTTGGAGCGGAGGAACCGGATGGGCCGGTGCCTGGGTTAACGCAGCGACTAACTTAGAGCGCTCAGACACAGCGACCGCTTACGATGGGTCTGTTTCTGCGCGAGTTGTGTCAAATGCGGGAAACACTTTCTATACACGCACATTATCGTCCTCAACAACTTCTGGTGTTGTATATGTGGCGCTAAGTAAAAGCTCTACATCAGCCGGAGAAAATTCTTTTTCTCTGCGGTCTTCTGCGGGCGGGAGAGCTATTGTACGTTTAACCGCTGCCGGAAATTTGCAAGCGTTTGGTAGTTCAGGTGCAGTCAACTTGCTGGCAGGATTCACAGTTAATACATGGTATGTCGTTAGAATTACTTTTGATACAACAGCGGGCACATTTACAGCCGCATATTCCACTGGTGGGTATGGAACTGGAGGAACATTTGGTACTGAAAGTTCATCCATTACGATGTTTGGTTCTGGTGCCATTGACCGAGTGGGAGCTGGCGGTGACACAGGAGCAAACTCTTGGGTAGATTACATATCTGGCACAACCCCTTTTTCCGGAGGCGGCGGCTCCCCAACCCCCCTCCTAATGATGATGGGTATGGGTTCATAGTGCATGGTATAATATACCTATTATTACTTATGACCGAAGCTTATTCGACAAAGGAGATGCTCACCGAGATACGGTTAGACCAAAAGGAACACAACGAACGCTCTATTCGTATGGAAGAGACACTCCTTGCCGTACTAGAACAGGCGAAGAAGACTAATGGTAGAATTACGGTGCTGGAGGCAAGCACCACCGCTTTAAAGGAAGAACACAACAAGTTCAAAACCGTAGTCAAGACGCTCTCCTCAATCGGTGCTGCTGGCTGGGCCTTCATCACTTTTATAGTAGATAAATAAACTATGCAAAAATTACTAGTGCTTACCGCTTCCAAAGACACGCTCTCTTGGCAGTCTTTATCAAACAAGCTGGCATACATAAAGAGCATTTTAAATACAGGCAATGGAGCAAACTTCACCGTAGACATTCAGTACACCCCAGCGATTCCGAAAATAACTGGCGAGCGCATCGACCACACTTGGCTCAATGATTTAATCCGGCCCCACTTTAATAACGGGTACGACTTCATTTGTTTCCACTTTTCAGAAAAGCAAAAGAATGCCTGGGGAATCCGTCCCTCACTTCGAGGCAGTAACCCAGATACCGATGATGAAATGGGTGACTTCTGGATTTCAGCCGATGAGCACACTGAGCGTCTTGGCTTCAATAGATTTGAGCAGGTGCTACTACACGAACTGGCGCATGAGTTTTTCCAGGAGACAAATCAAAAGGACATCACCCACGAATACCACGACAAGCACAAGAATATCGCGGGCCTCTACAGTGCCCTGGATTGGACAAAGTACCAACCTCGTAGAATGGCACTCAAGAAGCAGAAAAACCTCTTAGAAACGATTGTGGCGGCTCTCAAGGCCCGTCTAGCAGCCAAGAAGGTAACGACATTGCTTCACCCCGTAGAAAAGTACCGCAAACTCATTTCTCAAGAGTATGGAGTGGTCAACGCAAACTTCTACCCACAGACCGGACACCACATCGGGACAGACTACGCATGCCCAGTCGGTACGCCAGTCCTTGCTCCCTGGAATGGCGAAGTTATCATCTCTGGCACATCACCAGCACTCGGTAACTTCTGTCACTACAAGTACACCTTCGATGGTGTGACATATGTGGCACGATTAATGCACCTATCAGACGTACCAACTAAAGCCAAATATAAACGAGGCGAGCTGATTGAACTGTCCGGGAAGACTGGAAAGATAACAGGGCCACATTTGCACGTTGACCTCTGGTATAATGATGTCAGACTCGACCTCTTAACGGCAAAGAACTGGATGAATTTAACAATAGACCCACAAAAACATTATGCTTAAAGGATACAAAACATACTCAGTAGTAGCTATTGCAGTCATCTACGCACTATCAGCCTTTGCTTACGGTGCAATAGACGGAGTACAAGCCTTTCAAATCTTATCCACAGCTTTGATGGGAGCAGGACTTCGAGACGCTATCAAGTAGTATAATGAAAGTGTCAGTTCCAAGCTGGCAGTCATAATGGGACAAGCCACTCACACTCCGAGTGGTTTTTCTCTACTTGCGTCATGTTACAATTATTGTAATGAAAAACGAATCAACTCCTGATTGGGATTCATGGTACGAAGATACTCACGGCGGTACTAATAAAGCGTCTTGGGAATTAGATGATGATGAAATCCCAGACCATGACAAAATGGAAGACGAAGATGAATAAGAAAAGCCGCACCTTCCACAGTGCGGCTAATCTTTTATTTGCTCCAGCAATGCTTTGACCATTTCCATGGTTCCAGACCTTGCTCATCATATAGCATTTTGGCGTACTTGATATTATCACTTGGATTATTCATATCAAGACCTAGTGCTTTTACCCTCTTTCCATGATGAAGGGTGGAGATTTGAAATAAACCCTTGTCCCCCGACCCATTAGTTGGGTTGTAAGCGTCTATATCGTATCCACCTTCACACCTCATTACTTTGAGCATAATTGGTGCATCAGGAAACGCTTTCATTACTTCTTGCTCAATTCGCGCCTTGTCCCAGTTGTACACCACTTCTATCCTCACCTCCTTCTTTGGCGGTACGACCACAGTAATCGCTTCGACTTCTGTGTATTCATACGCCTCTGCTATTTGAATATCAACTAATATTCCTCCTAACAACGTTGCAATAATCACCCATACTAATCCAACTCTAGATAACGTCCTGGGCTTAGACAGGCACTCATGTAGTGAGCTTTTTAAGCTGTCTAAATTATTGTGTTTTAAAATAAATACTGGTCTTAAACTAATAATCATTCATGTATGGTGAATGACTTTCTGCGAGAGCGCAACGGCAGGGCACTATCCCTGCCGCACTTCTGCCTCTCGCTTGCCTACATTATACCGCGTTTTGGAGGGTGTAAATGACTAGGCTGTGGATAGAGCGAGTGTCAAGATTTCTCAAACTCCAACACATCGCCCCACATCTCGTACACAAACGCCACCAGTCGTTCGTTCTCTCTATCGTGTAAATCTTCCTGGGTGATTCCTTTTAAATAATATCCTCGCTCTTGCAGTACCTTAAAAATATTTCGTTGGAACTGTAAAAACTTATAGTAATCTTTCTCGTTCATTTCGTGGGCTAAATCCATAGCACCATTATACAAACAAACCGCCCTAATTAAAGAGGCGGTCTGGGGATAAGAAAACCACTGGGTCGCGGTCCAGTGGCTCTCCTTCCCAGAGGCGGGATAGGTTTAGTGTAGCATATCCTTTAACTGGAGCAAGCCAAGCACTCCTCTTGGGGGGCACGATGTAACCGCACCACCGGCTTCTCATTCGCAAAGAAGTCATCTAATGAACTTACTTGCGGCTCAAGATTAAAATAACCATCCTTTTTTAACTTCTCAACCTCTTCTTCTGATAATGTTTTAGTAACCGTGGCTCCAGTGGGAGAGATAATTTTGTATGGCATATGAACCTACAATTATACAGGTTAAATAATCTCTCGAAAAATTAACTTACGGAAACTGTAGTAACAAAAAACGAAACTAGGAATATGTAAATATCAAACCCCCTGAGCTAGTAGGCTATATCAGGGGGCTTCGTATGACGCGTGCTGCATTACTGTCAGTAGAGGCGGTGTCTAGTGCACTTTAATCCCCTTCACGAGTAGTACGAACTCTTGTCGTGTTGGTGGCCTGTTTAGGTTGCTACTACAACCGTCAAGGCAATGAAAATATTATAACACAAAACCACCGTCGCGTGGTGGTTTGTGTTACTGGTGCCGTTATATTTCCGACAGTATAGTCCAGCTTTAGCACGCGTTCAAGCCATGCTCCGGGCCAATGCCCATGACTACATTTTATCACGCCACACATGCCAGGCCAAGACTGGCAAGATAATTAAGAAGAAATAGAAGATGTCTGATATTTTCATAATAAGGCGTACCCACGTATGAGGTGGGTACTAGGTTTCAGTCCTTTGTCTTCCAGACTGAGGTGGTTTGGTTATGGATAGAGTTAATCGAGTGGCTGTAGACAAACGTAGGGTCAAAGTCACATTTTCCCTTGCAGGAGATGAGAGTGACCACGCCGGTCTCATCAGAGAGCACGGCGTAGCATTTGCAGAGCTTACAAACGACTTTCACGGCACCTCTCCCTTTGGTTGCGATGCGTCCGACTCATCGAATAAACAATGGGCAGATTGCTTCCGAGCGCGAAGGCAGAGATGCTCCATGAAGGTCTTGACGATTGCGTGGTAAAACGCTCGCGGCATTTGTTCATATTGGGGTATATACCTTTCGAGTTCGATGTGACACGTTGCACAGATTGGGAGCACATGATTATTATTCTTGCGACCCCAAAATCTCCTGGGAAAGATGTGATGATGCGTGGCGGGCTTCCGTTCATCGCACCCAGGGCAGGTTATGATGGGTCGCATAATTCCTCCTAGCTGCAATACTCGCAGTTGCACCACATTGGGTGATAGCGAAGTAGCCATTTCCGATAGCGAAACTCTTTCGAGAAACGCTTGTGTGAATACCCTCCAGTGAGGGGTAGCTCAAGTTGCATCAGCCCTTCCTTCCGTACCAAAAGCCCAGAAAGAAAGCGGCAACAACAGTTAAGGTGGCAATCATGTTACTCTCCTTTTGTGAGGCGGTCATAGTGGTCTCGACGGTTGATTTCTTCATCAGAAAACATACCTTGAAACAAAGCGTCTGCATCGCGGCAACCGTATGAACAGTACACTGGCTTTGGACGCTTGGTCTTGGCTTCGAGAATCTTGTTGCACCAACTACAGCATCTTTTCATCTCCTCTATCCTTTCAATGTACGATGGTCTTCTCTGTAATTATACCACTACAGCGGCATCAGAATGTTGATAGGAAGCTTCCCGTTGTTCATAACTACCGCTACACCAATTGCTGGTTTCCCGTAGTCTTTGGCGTAGGTCATAGCATAAGCGTTCTTGTCAACACCACATCCGACTTGAGTTCCAAAGATGTGAAAGTTGGAGCCTACCAAGTGCTCTGTGTACGCTTGAGTATGTAAGTGGCCTTGTACGGTGCTCATTAAGTCCTTCTTACAACGAGCGCGGGCTGTTCCTCCTTCTCCATGAATGTACTGCACACCGTCGTAGACTTGTCGTTCTTTGAAGTTCCAACCTGGGACACCAAACATATCTTGGTAGCCTAGAATCCAGCGCCTAGGGATTCCACCAGTAAATGCTTTACGCATAATCAGACGGTCATGGTTGCCAATTATCACATCAGCTTTAGGAAATGCTTTGTACCACTTAGCTAAATTATCTATAGCTTCATCTAGTTCATCTCCTGCACTCATACCATCCGCGTCACTCTCGTGATAACTAATAGCGTGGTTGTCTACGATGTCTCCAATAAAGACAACGTGGGTGCATTTGTATTTCTTGTACGTGTCAATGCAGAACTCTAGGTATCCTTCAAGTGTAAAAGGTTCGTGCAAGTCACCAATTATTAAAACTGTCTCTGTGTTAGGTGGGGGTGAGATGTACTCTTCTTTTCTTTCTGATTTAAACTTTTTCTTCTCTGGAGTGTCGGATTTAAGTACAATGGTGTATCGCTTCTTCGCGCGTCTTACACCGCCCTGTACCGTGTCATACGAAACATTAAAACGGTTGGCTAAATCACTAATAGTAAATTGGTTTGGATTGAGTTCTATAAACTCGATAATCTGGCGTAACTTTTCACTTTTAAAATTGAATTGTTCACTCATACCAAAAGTATACCATCCGTCAACTTAGATAACTCCCTTTATACACACCTTGCAAAGCTTTTCATCATAGTAGGTGTAGAAGCCGTGAACGCTATCACCGCCATACTGAGAGACCGTACACTTTCTTTTACACTGGTCACAGATAGCAGGCTCTCGAATTAGTACGCCTTTTTCTGGGATTGGAGCCACTAGCTTACTCTTACCTCTTGCATTAGTCGCGTTCATACTTTCTTTGTTTTCTTCTTTGATAAAGGACACGGAGATAGGACTAAACCTTTCTTGTAATTTTTACATCTTAAGCATTCGCACATGCTATATATCGTAGCACATCTCTACCTTCTGGCTGAGTAGCTCTTTGGGGATACAGCCCGACTGGATGTAGTTAGCGAGGGTATAAGCGAGGGTGAGGGAAATGATGGTTGTCATACTATTCCTTTACACATTTAACTGTGCCGCCATCATTCATATCAGAAATAATGGAAAGTCCATCAGGACACATCGGGAGCGATTCTGCCGGAAAAAACGTGAAGTAAGTTCTTATACCAAAACCAAAGCTTGCTCCAATTACACATCCTGTAATCGCCATTTTTACTATTAAGGCAAGAACTTCATCTAAGGTAACTTCAATACTTTCTGTTGTCATACTCTCTCTTACTCTGATAAATCTACATCGTACTTTTGAGCGATGGCCTTTGCATCACTACAAATCGGACCTTCGGCACACTGTCGACACCATGAGAAATGGTTACAAGTTTCCTTTACTGCTTCCATTTTTTCCCTATCATACTCGTCGGCTTGGGACTTTAGGGTGGTGCGGAGCTTGTCTCGCCATGCTTTTTGAAAATCTCGTTTGTTAATGATGGCACCGTTAAAGACTAAGTCCTCGGTCAGTTTCCAAATCTCGTCAAACTCCTCTACAATATTTTCGATTGGGGTGTGTTTGTTTTGTTCTTCTAATCGCTTTACAAGGTCAGCTGTTT